GCTTGTCTCCCCTGGTCTTGTGCCTGTCTGACACCTGGCCTCACCCAGTCGTACCCGCCTACCCTGGTGCACCTTACATTAAGGCCCCAGCTATTGCACCCGGTAATCCACCAGCCATGTACCCGCGAACAGCTTTCGCTACCGTACTGGCGGGGATGCTCCTCGCGATTTCGCTAACCTTGGCCAGCACCGAGGGTGCGGCAGCAGGGCTAGGCTTAGCCATCCCGGACATCACGCCAGCGCTGGGAACCATCTGAAGGCAAGCACGAAGCTCAACCGTGATGGAGGCGCTGTTGTTCAGCCCGGAATATTCTACAAACGTAACAGGTCCATTGTAGTCCAACCCAGGGAACACCATCTGTGAGGTGTAGGCCCCGGTGGAATCCAGAGCCCAAGGCCTCACATTGACACCGATGGTGTTTTCCTCTACGTTGACGTATTCCGGCTTCGCCACGACATTGCGCACGCTGTGTGACTGTCGAGCGGGGAACACCGTCAAATTCGAGGCTCCAGAAAACCCAGTGGAGGGGACTGTGTACTCGTTCCGGCGTACAGTCTCCGTGTTCACATTTATCTGGGTCAGCTCGTTCTTGGACATGTTTCCTCTAAACACCTTGCACACACCCTCGTTGTTGAGTGTGGACCCGGTGTACGAAATGTCGGCGCTTGTGACCAGACCCCTAAAAGCGGTGACTGAGTAAGGTCCAAACGGAGCGGCACCGACGGCTGGCGCAGCTGCGACTATCTCGTTGAACGGGAGTATCGAGTACTCTGCGTTAGAGGGATGGTTCGCGGAATTGGCGGTGTGAGTAACCGCGTTGGCCCAACCTTGTGACAAATTCGTTGCCGCTAGGTACTGTGGCGCCGCCACAGTGACGCCTGCACGGTTGATTGCCAAGCAACCGTACGGGCTCTGCACTAGCGCAAATCGAATAATCCCACCCGACGGGGTGAGAGTAAAGGTTTGCTTGAAATCGTACACTATCGACTGTCTAGCGTCGCCGTCGGGGTAGCCGATCCCGCCGGGAGGGGCTGCCGTAGGCGCTAGTAGACACGATATGTAGGGGTGTTGCGTTTGGGAGGGACGAGCCCGACTGGCAGGTGCCAATGCGGGTTGCTTACCCGGTCCCGCGGCCGCCGCCGCTGCTGGACCGGACCCACCGTTTTTG